TACTCTCGTTTAATATTTCACATACTTCCTCTGGAGTGGCTCCATAGGAGTGTTTCCTTCTTATCGCATCAAGAGTTCTTTCCCTCAACTTTCTGGATCGTAATGCAACTTTCGTTGCAGCCTCCTTGCTAGTTGAGTGTTCTTTGTAACCCGGCGACATCGGATATTTCAATCCCGAATGTCTTAATGACATCTTCTGCATTGTTAATCCCTTCTATTGTTTTAAAATCCATGAAGTCAGGTGGAACGATATTGTTCTCGACATGATACCAGAATAAGGCACACGCCTTCAATAATGTTTCTGTAAATTTTTCGTCATAATCGACTTCATAAATTTTATATCTCATTGTTCCAAACAATACTGACAGTATTGCTTTTTTGAATCCCGTTACAAACATATAATGCTGTAATTGAGGATAGTATCTTTCCAGTATGGTATCTTCTTTTGAAAAGGGATTTGTATGCTTTGCCTCCCATACCTTTCCATTCACCACTCCGTCAAGACTGCCATAAATGTAGTCTATTTCGGGGTGTGTCCAAACTTTGTTCATATTAACAACCCTTTGTGAAGTAGTTTTCGTATACCATTGTCTATTAAATTTTTCGGTAAAGATTCCAAGTTGAACTGGCAGTATATCTGATAAATCTTCTCGTTCTGTCTGTCCAGTTTTCTCAAGCCAAAGGTCTTTCCACTTTCCCTCGACAATACGAATTGCATCAGTTCCTCCAATGCCCCTTGGTCTTTCGTCATTTCCATTTCGCATCTAGTCTTTACTCCTTTCATTAATTTGTCGTCGTCTATGTAGATCGAATTTATTCCGTTCCATATCCCTGTTCGACTGCTCATACTCGTACCTCCTAATAATATAGTCAGCTATCGGTTTGGCTGCTATGTTATCTTTCGTTCTTCTGCTCGTATAATGTTCAATGAAGAATATATAAATATCTGGTCTTAAATATTTAAGAGCTAATTTCATTACCCATTCTTTTTTCCTTCTCTTTCTATCAAGAAAGTCAGGCATATCCCTCTTAATGCCTAACATTCTTCTTATTACATTACCTAACATAAATGCCATTTATTTACCTCCATACTTTAATTCTAAAAGTAATTCGGCATAATGAATCACTTTCTTTATGTCCTCTTGTCCTCCTTTTATGGAATGTCTGGTAATATATTTTACTATGTTTCCCTCACACCAATCCAATTTATTTTTCATGATATATTCTATTGGCTGTATCGGTAACTTGACATAATGGATACCACCAACTTGTCTATTTATCGGTCTTGTTTTTTCTTCGAACAATTTGACCTCCTTCTAATTCATATATTTTATGTTGCAGTAAAATTATTTTTTTTAGTTTTTGGGTATCCATAATATTTAATTCTGTATTTACTCTTTTTAATTGATCGTTATCTAATGATATTTTATCATATTCTTTTAATAGGTCTTTATATAAAAATTTATATTCCTTAACCATTGTCTCTCCAAATATTTAAATCACAATTATGGCAGAACCATGTCCGACAGTAATCGCTTGAATAACAAGGATATTCTTGACATTCTTCACAACCATCAGGTCTGTTCTTGTCCTTGTATTTTGATTTTTCTTCAGGGCTTAAATAAGTAAAAAAATTTCCTACTTTAATTTTTTCTTTTCTTTTCGTTCTTTTATTTTTAAATCGCATTTCAAGGAATCAGCCCAACAGCAGAACAGAAAACCACTTGGCTTTCTAATTCCCACTTCCCATTTGGAAACTAATCCTTTAGCACAACCTAGAATATCATCAACTGATCCTTGAGATAATTTTAGTTTTCGTCTTTGTCTTACAAATTGAGGAATGACCTTCTTGAAAAAAATGCCAAGTTCCTTGTTCTTGTTCATATGTGTAAGATATGTGCAAATAATGTGCGATTTGTCAAGACTACGAATTTCCTTGCCATAGGAAGCTCCTCTTATCACTCAAGTTCGCCTCCTATGGCTTTTCAGGTATACCCGATGGGATTTTGGTTCTAAAAGACACCATCACCCATACTACTACTATCTATGTTGATCTTATCACTGCTCTCTGAAAGTTTGTCTAAAGGATGCCTATGCTCCTAAAATAAGCATAAACAATAGCAATTCTATAGGGGAGTAAAGTATAATCGATGCATCGTGTCGTAATAAGGAAACCAACTCGGAAAGGATTATACAATACTCCCTAATCTCTTTTTCAGAATAACTTCTGGTTTTCAAAAAGAGATATTTTTTAATGTATCAAATTGCTCCAGCTAGTGCTGTTAAGCATCTTTGCTACTTGTCCTGATCTATTTCTTGTCTTGTTCATCGCTATTCCTCGACCTTCAGGATGTGAAGCCCAATGAGTAGCTGTTTGATAAGCAGCATATAGGTTCTCACCTAATCTGCTTTTATACAAATCCCAATGTTTAGACAGTTCTCTCATTCGATATTCCGAAACTCTCGGTTTCAGTTCACTTTCTATTCTAGCAAGTGTGTTCTCGAATAAATGCTTTACCTTGTCAGCAGATACTTTTGTCTTGCTCATTACTTCCAACTGATCTGGAAATTTTTCAAATGCAACAACTGCGTTCTTAATATCATCTGATTTCATAGATGATTTGTTATTCCAGTTCTTTTTGGACAGTCCTCTTATTTTCCACAAGGCATCAAACATTCCATTATGGCATTTGATACAAAGTGGGCCGAATATGAATTGTTCAGCCCAATATAAATTGTAAGCTGTCCAAGCCCATATCATGAGAACAAATTTATCACCTTCATACAGAAAGTTATACTGTGGTATTTCTATTATTCGGCTAAATTTGGCTCCATTCTGCCATAATTGGTCAGTTACTTTACAAGTTTCGGGGTTAATTCCGGTATCTGCATTAATCAATGCATCAGACAGCATCTTGCAAAACTGTCCATAAGTCCGTAAGTTATTCGCACTTTGCCTACTTACTGTTGATAAGTAGTCATCATTATGCTTGTTATACAGAGCTATCTTATCAGGCACCTTGCCTACGCTTGTAAAAACATCTTCTTTTCTCAACTGAACATCAGTATCTATTGATATTGGTAGTTGACAATCACGATAATCTTCCATATTTTTTCTCCAATCATTATCAGTGTTTCGGTTATGATTCCATTGGGCTAGTTACTCCTCCGTACTAGCCCAACTCTATTTCTATAGTGTCTCTATCATCACCATAGATTATTTTTGTTGATTTAATATCAGCTCTGTCAAGATGATAATAATCTTTTTCCTTATCACTTGTAAACAGCATTACGTCACCAACAAATTTTAATGTAGTTCTTTGTCTTTGTTCTGGTTTTACCATTTGAACAATATTCATCAAATCATTTAGATTTGCTCTCATCTTTACCTCCTAGTCCATACATTTTCTTTTCACTTTCCGATAGAAGATGCTTAACTGTATTGTTTTCAGCATTTTCTCTCTCCTTGTTCTTTGATTCCAAAATATAAAGTCTTTCAGCTATTTTTTTAAGACAATTAAAAGTCATACTAATTGCGTTTATCTCTAATCTGTGTAGCTTTTTATGCTCTTGATTATAAAGCTTATCCTTATAAGGTATCCCTAATAATTCGGTTATTTTTTTAGAGATCATTTCAATTTGTTTCTTAATGATATTAACCACATTATCCTCCTATCTCTGTTGTCGTATTGTCCATTTGATCTTTCGTTTTCTCATTGATCTTATCCTCTACTGTTTCAGAAAGAGACAGTTCGATAACTTCCTCGTCCATAAATTTTTGACCAGTAACCAAATCTAGAAAAGTAAAAAGTAAATCAGAATGTTTTTCCTTAAATTCCTTTATTACTTCATCTTTGATTTTACTTGCGTTATCATACTGATAATGTTTCTTAACTAATGTATCAAGAATACCATCAGCCTTGCTTTCGGCTTTCTCTCGTTCTTGTTCAGCCCATTGCTTTACTTTACCCATTCATACCTCCGTTTATCTAGTTATCATTATAATTTTTTAGGTCTGCCTCTTTTTGGTTTAACCTCCTCCTCCTCCATTCTTGCATCTTCCTCATTGTCCATATCAAACTTGTTATTGACTTTATCATTCGTATTACCGAATACTTCACCAGTCTTGTCGTCATAAATGTTTCCTCTGCCATCAACAGAAAATACTTTCTTTTGAACTGAAGAAAATGGATCAGGATTGAGTTTCCTTTCCAGTCTGTTCATATCGTAAACATTTGTAATCACATCAGAAAATTGCTGTGATAGTAAAATCCTATAATACCAGACACCTCTGTCTTTTGCGTATTTGTATATAGCACTCCTAAAAATTGCTGAAGCAATCCAACCAGTACCTTTCATTGTTTTTCCTATAACCATATTATATCTCCTTTAAGTTATTAATTATTTCTGAATCAGAAATTACTTCTTGTATTTTAGTTACAATATCTACTGTCTTAAACATTTTTTCTTTAGAGTTTCCCCATTGATTCCAAAATCCTTCTTCAGTATCGCAACTAAATTTTACTTTAGAATGTATATTATCATCTAATTCTATTGTTCCTGTAATATATATTTTTGTCATTCTACCTCCTTATATCGTTTATTCCATATCACAGATACTCGGTCATAATTGATCCGATCTCTCATCTGTGATTTAGTTTTCGGTTCTCTTAACGCCTTTCTTCCTAGTCGTTTTCTTAACCTTCTTATTCTTGTT